TCAATTATCCTCCTCCTCATCATCCTCTGTGTTACTTTCATCACTGGCCTCGTATTCGACATCAGAGAGTTTCACCTCCAGCTCTAACGCTGTTGTATAGCCGTTATTGCTGAGTGTGTGAGTCACTTTCGTGATAATCCATGCCTGCTCGTCGATGATGCGCTTAAATCCAGAAACAGCGACCGGCGTCTCCGGGTAAAGGTCGGCGCGGCCAAGCGCCAGACTGATTGAAAATTCAGCCACACCGCGTTGGAGTTTGTCCCACTTTGCTTTAGCCGCCCGCATAGCCTGGGCTTTTGTTGAATAAATCGTGGTTAACGCAAAGACGTTATCCGCTTCACCGGCCATATATTCGCCCTCGCGCGCTTCCGGCGTTTTAGCTTCTTTCTTTTTAGTGGCCTTTGCTTTGGGGTGTTGTAATGCGCGCAGATGCTGCTCTTTTGGCTTACGTTTTACCTTCACTTTTTTTGGCTTTGGCTCTTTGGTATGAAGCCACTGAGCCGTAACTCCTGTATAAGCGCCCCTGTCGGCAATCGAAAACTGATGCCGGTCACCATCACTGCGGATGATCGTCACCTGCGGAATCTTCTTACCACTGGCACTGACCGCATTACCCGGTTTCAGGAACAGCAACTTGCCCGCCTTTACGGAGACCTCACCGCCGTTTCGGTCAGCCAGCCGCGTCAGAAATTTGGCGTCTGATTCCTGAGCCTGGTCGATATGCGGTACTGGAATTTTTGCCAGTTCAGGCGCAACAGCAGCGGTTAATTTATTGCGCGTCGCGATGGACTCAACAATTTGACCCAGCGTTTTATCATGCCATGACTCCTCACGCCGTGAGTTCAGCGACCCACGAAAATCGGCGCTACGGGCGCGAATGGTAACAGTATCAGGCGCGCCCCGGTGCTCAACTTCATCGACAGTAAAGCTTCCTTTGCCTACAAGTGCGGAATCTTTCCAGCCCAGAAACAGAGTCAGAACAGCACCACGCACCGGCAACTGTACAAGCCCGTCGCTGTCATCCAGTTCAATATCGAGCTGGTCAGCCTCAAAGCCCCGGTTATCCGTCATCGTGAGCTGTATCAGCCTGTTACTGATGTTGCCGGTAATATCCCTGCTTTCGAGCATCAGCATAAAATCGGGGGCCAGTGCGCTCCCCGCCTTGCTATAGAGTATCTCTGACATCATACCCCCAGAGTCGACGTTAATTTCATTGCTGAGTCTTTCGCATTTCCGACCAGTGTTTCAGCCTGTTCACTGAGATCGCCATATACCGCCGCCAGTGACTCATCGACCCGCGTTAATGTCAGCGTAAAACTGATTTTTCGCGGGGAGCCATCAGAAAAAAATACGGTGCCGGTATCGCTGATGCTGTTAATAACAAACATGCCGTAAATCATTCCTGCACCGGAAAGTAACGGCCATGCCTTTCCACCCTCGGCCATCAGCCGGAGCGCAGTTAAGGAGAGATGCCCGCCAGTCAGCTCCGGGTAAAGCTCCCCACTGAGCGTGATTTTCTCCTCACCCACCCCAAGAAACTGAAAAGCGTCTCGCTTACCCACACGGGCATTTGACGGCCAGCGATATTCCGCGTCGCGCTGCATACTCTGAAATGGCAGCGTCTGACGCATAAACACAAATAAACCAAGTGCAAGCAGCATATCCGCTCCCCTTATCCGTCAGTTCTCATGTCAGCGCGTTCACGGGCGCGCTTTTCCCTGTCAGCACGTTCGACGGCGTCCCGCAACTGATTTCCAAGCTCACCACCCGGCGCGCCACCGTTTTGTATAGTGATGCTGTAATGACTCTGCCGGTTGTCGGTGTACGCTTTACCCGCTCCGGGGGCGGTTACCGGCTGATACGCCTGATAGCCCCCGTAATTGCCGGTTGCAGGGATATACTCGCCATTACTGATTGCCGGGTTTTGCGTTGCACCATTTTTCGCGGCATCGGCTTTTTCCGCTGTTTTATCGAGGTCGCCCGATGCCTTGTTAATAACGCCAAGTTTTTCCAGTACCCAGTCAATGCCCGCCCGCAGTTTATTGAACGCGGTCAGCGGCAACATGAGCGCATCGGCCAGCGCCTGACCAAACGCGATACCAGCGTCTTTACATGAGTTGAGTTGTTCCTGCGAAGACTTCACCGGCTCCAGCAGACTACTGAACCAGCCCCACGCCGCCTTTAATTTCTCGCCCAGCCAGTCAAACATCGGTTTAAGAGGGGAGAACATTTCACCCACCGGCGCAAACGCTGCTGTCAGCCCCTCAATCACACCACTGAAAAAGGCGCTGATGGGTTCCCAATATTTGCGGATAAGCAGTGCACCGGCGACGACAGCAGCGCCCACCGCGACAATCGGCAGAGTCAGCGCACCGAGTGCTGTCACGATTGCACCACCCACGACGCTGAATACCGTCCCCAGCACACCGGCTGCGGCAATAATCGCGTTAATCCCCATAATGACCGGGAACGCAACCAGGCCAATCGCACCGATAACCGCAATGACCCCCGTTGCCACCCCGACGAGTACGCCCAGGGTTTGCGTCAGCCCCTGATTTTTCTGGATCCAGCCATCAAGTTGCAGCACATAGCCAGTCGCCGTCTGCACCAGTTTGCGAAGGGAAGACTCCTGCTGGTCAAACAGGTCTGTTCCAACGGCCTCGTAAGCCGACTGGAACTCTTTAAAGTCACCGCCGAGGTTGTCCTGCATGACTTTGACCAGTTCTTCGGTCTTGCCGTCTGACGCTTTTAACGCCGCCGTCAGTTTATCGAGTCTGCCAGATGACGCCCCCTGTAGCAGGGCGTTAGCTGATTTAAGCGCCTCCTCGCCAAAGATAGTTTTCAGATATTCACCCTGCTGGGCGTTCCCCAGCTTATGCTTAGAGAAACTGGCGTTAATCTCTTTCAGAATGGTGAAGACAGGCCGCATATTGCCTTTGCTGTCTGATGTTTTAACACCCAGCTCTTTAATCGCCCGGAACGCCTCACCGGTCGGCGCCTGGAGGCGGGTCACTATTGCAGCACTCCCCGTACCGGCCATCGACCCGGTGATGTTGTTGTCATGAAGAACGCCAGTCATTGCTGCGGCCTCTTCGAGACTTACACCAGCCGCGCGGGCAACCGGGGCAAGATAGGTCATGGCATCACTTAATCCCTGAAAATCAGCCGCCGACTTGTTCATCGTTGCTGACAGGACATCGCCAATATGCCCGACTTTGTCATTGGATAGCTGAAAGGCGCTTTTTGTACCCAGCAGTAACTTCGCGTTCTCCTCCATCGTTTGCCGGTTTGCCAGTGCCATATTCAGCGTGACGGGCGTGGCGGCCTGAATGGCGGCTGCATCGCCACCCGCTTTGGCAATAACGATTTGCGCACCGGCTGCATCATCAGCCGAGGCGGCGGTGTTATCACCGAGCTGGCGAGCCTGTTTTCGTAACGCCGTCATCTCTGCTGAGTCTTTGGCGACACCGAGCACGGCCTGTAATTCAGCGTTTTTTTGAGCAAACTCATAACCGGGCTTTAATAACGCAACACCCGCCAGTGTGGCCGTTGTCGCCATTCCCACGCCAGCAGCCCCCACCGCCGCAGTGCTCCCGGCCAGCTCTTTTCCTGCCTGATAACGCTGCCTGACGCGGGTCAGCTTTTCCTGTTGTGCGCTGACCCTCGCCAGTGCTGCCCGCTGCCGGTCAAGTTGCGATGTTGTCTCACTGATTGTGCCGCGCAGGCGACGCTCATCAGCGGCCAGCGTGCGGGTATTGATTCCGGCCTGGCTGAGTTCCTGCCGCTGGCGTTGTACCGCCTCGCGCAGACTGTTGTGTTTAAGCTGGAGCGCGGCGGCGCTTTTACGTGCTGCCTCCATTGCTGCCGCCTGCGCACGCGTGGGCTGTTCTGTGTTTCTGAACTGCACAGCCAGCGCGGCGGCTTCCTGCTTTGCCTTTTGCAGCGCCTGACCAGTAACGGCAAGCTGTGCGCTGGTCTTGCGAAAACCCTCTATTTTTGATGCCTGACTGTTAAGCTCACGCAGTGTGGTCTGTGTCGCCCGAACGTCTCCGGCCAGCTCCTTGCTGGCCTTATCGATGGATCTTAACGGACGGGTCGCCTGGTCAACCGCTTTGAGTAATACCTGTAACTTCACATCACTCATTCGTGTTTCCGCTTCGCTGGAGCGCTTTTTCGCGCCATGTGATGAGTTCGGTCAGGCTCATGGGAAAGAGCTCCGATGGTGGCCAGTGGAAGATCACTGCAATATCCGCCATCAGGTCATCGACCGAGAGTTTTTTTGGAAAGGTTATCGTGCCGAATTCGGCGACAAAAAACCGACCACCTTACCGGCCAGTGCAACCAGATCAGGCAGCTCCAGTGTGGCGACTTCCTGCTCGGTCAGCATCGGTGCAGTCATACGCGGCAGCACTTTAATGAGCGCGTCGACCTCCGAGTTAGCCACCGCCGCCAGACTGACGCCGCGCAGCGTGCCCGCGTTAGGCTTAATCAGCGTAATGGCGCTAACAACCTGCTCGCCACGTTTGATGGGATTTTCCAGGGTAACAACGTTTTCTTTGGTCATGATTTCTCTCGTTTAATTTCGTTAGCAGTTAACCCGGTAAGCCCCGCTCACCGGGCAAAAATTACAGGCCGATATTGCGGCGATGCTGCTCCAGCCGGTCGGTGCCGTTCACTTTTTCAATCATGTTGATGGTGTCGATTTCGACCAGCTCTTTGCCGTCCATCGTCAGCTTAAAATAAGTACACACGACCGAAATTTTGGACTCAGTGTCTTCGCCCATTTTGCTCTCGCCGGTGTCGATTTCTTTCTGGCGACCACGCATGACCACTTCGACGGCGACTGTTTCGCCGGTGTCGTCGCGCTGGTAGGAACCGGCAAAACGTACCGGCACCGCGTCAACGCCGGTCGCGCCGTACAGCTCCCAGATAACCGAATCGGGGAAGCCGCCGAGCGACCATTCCATTGACAGGGCATCATCATCCAGACCGAGGTCAACCGGTGCGCTACCGCTCATCCCTGCTCCGCGCCAGTTCTCCAGCTTACGGGTCAGCTTCGGTAACGTGATGGACTTCGCCACCCCCTGATAGCTGTAGCCATTCAGGAAGACATTCATATGTTTCAGTTTGCGCGGCATTGCCATGTGTCAGGCTCCTTAGTTGCTGTTGACCGCTGTTACCAGAGTGGCGAGGTACTTGTCGGTAATACGCTGGCGTAAGGTCAGATTTTCCAGCGGGGGAACCGGCGTATAGTCATAATCGATATAGAGTTTCCCCGCTTTGAGCGTTTCCTTATCGTTGGCCTCCTCATCAAACCAGCAGCTCGCATCCACGATGTAACCGTTGGTTTTGAGTTCGCGGAATTTGGCATTGATGCCATCCACGATGTCGCGGATTAACGTTGCGGTAATGGGTTTGTCGACTGCCCACATATGCGCCTGCGCCATCGTGTCAGCGATAACCTGCGCGGTACGGGTGTAGTTCTCAAAGAGGAAAAGCGGGTCATCGGAGCAGGTGCGGTTACCCCAGAAGCGAAAGCCATCCTTACGGATCAGTGTGGTCACACCCGCCCCATTGAGTAAATCCGCATCGGTGCCTGGCTCCTGCAAATCCCAGAAGACGGAGGCACTGATGCCGGTGACACCGTTCACCCCAACGTTAGACAGGGTTTTGTGCCAGCCGACAGTCTGGTCAATGTACGCGCGAAGACCGAGCGCGCGGGCGGTGGCGTAAGCCGTGGCGGTCGCATTGCTCACGGTGTCCCAGGCGAGAAAATCCGGCCAGATAACCATCAGCTCGCGCTGGCTGAAATTGTCGCGATATTTGATGGCATCGGATACGGTCTTACAGCCCCACGCACTGACATAACCAAAGGCGCGCAGCTTCTGACAGACAGGGGCAAGCGCCGTCGCCACTTCGAGGGTATCAAAACCCGGCACACCGAGAATGCGTGGCTTAACGCCGGTGACCGCTTCGGCGGTCAACAGTGCCTTGAGGCCGGTGTATTTACCGTTCTCATCCGTGGTGCCGATGATGTTGGAAAGGGTCTGCGCGAGAGCCGCGTCTTCATCGGTGCCGGTGCCCTCAGCCACACGCACAACGACAATTACCGGTTTTGACTGGTCAGCGATAGCCTGTAAGGACGCCGCCAGCGTGCCTTTTTTACCGGCTTTTGCGATGGCGCTCTGCACGTTAGTAATCAGTACCGGCTCGTTAAGGGGAAAGGTCGCCGCATCGGCATCACTGGCGGTACAGACCATACCGACAATCGCCGTTGAGACCGTGGAAATGACGCGCGTACCGTCGTTAATTTCGACGACCTGCACGCCATGATGAAAATCACTCATCCGTTTAACTCCGTGGGTTGGGGTGAGTGTATTTTCAGGTCAGCGTGCGAACTGAGCTATTTATTGAGGTTGGTCGTGATAAGACACAACAGCGGACAAAAGAAAAAGCGGGCTAATGCCCGCCTGAATTATTCCGGCTGTTCCGGCCAGACCGGCGCGGCAGGGTCAACACGGTTTACCAGTACACGGTATTTTTTCAGCGCCGTCAGGGTTGCCACCTCCTCATCACTGGCAATACCGAGTTCAACCGCATCCTGGAGGGGGGCAATGCGGGTCGCAATGTCAGCCAGTAAACGTGTCTTCTGACTCTCTGCCTGTGTCTGTAATTCCTGCGGGGTATACACGCGGGGGATAATTTTTTCCCCGTCATAGACCCAGTTCCCCGTATTATCCACGCGGCGGTTTTCTTCGTTATCCTCCACCTCGGAAACGCTCAGGCCATCCGGCCACAGGGACGAAACATCGGTAAAACCTGTGGCAATCACTTTAATAATGCCCCGCCCGTCATAGCCGATTTTCATCGTATCCGGTGAAAAATGACGCTGGCTTTCATACCAGTCAGCGCCGCTTTCATCCATCAGAAACAAAACATTCTGTTTTGCCAGCTCCCGTTGTTCTGGCGTGGCGGGTGTGCACGCCCTGAAATTTTTCAGCGTAATATAAGACCCTGACATTATCCTCTCCCGATGGTCAGCCACTGGCCGTTGCGGTAAACCTGGATATAGCTCCAGTACAGATCCTCAACGGAATAATCGCCGTCTTTGTTAACAAATCCGGTCAGGACGGTGTTGCCGTTGCGATAGTCACGCACACCGACTGCCCCCACCTGATGCTCGGCGGTAAAACGCACATCCACCACGCGGTTAATCTGGGCGTCGTTTGCCTTATTCCAGGCATCATCCGCGCGCGCCTGCACGGCATTCATTCGCGCATCTATGGCATCCCCCAGCCAGGCGCCACCCACACCCCAGCGGGTGCCAAAGATATTGCCGTCCGTTGAAATGACCGTTCCCGTATTGCCAACCTTGAGATAACCATCGACCATTGACATATGCGGCAGCGTTACCCGCCCGGTTTCCGCATCCACGATCAGCGGTCGGGTATTATCCCAGAGTCCGTCCGGGTCGCCCTTGGCGGTTTTCATCAGGTAAAAAGAAGCGCCATCAAAGCGGAAAAAAAAGGCGCGGTCACTCATTCGTAACCGGTAGTTATCGGGACTGGTTGATACCACCTGACCGGACAGTGTGCCGCCAGTCAGTCGCAGAAAACGCCCGTCACTGACCGCTTTCGTGTACGCCTCGCCCGCCGGGGTATAATCGCCTCTGGGCTGGAATGTGCGTGCGAGATAATTCGACAGCCAGTCGTTTCCCCAGGCACTCCCACGAATATTCCCCGACGGGTTATCAACCGGGATTCCAGCAAACTGGCTTTGGATCCCCCGCCATTTTTCCGCCAGATGCGCGGACAATAAACCGCCCCAGGCGGGACCGGAAATATCCCCCGTGGCATTGTTCACCGGAATGGCACCGAAGCGGGCATTCAGATTATTGGATAACCATTCACTGTTGCCACCCGTCCCCCAGATGGTGCCGTAGCTGTTGCCATCAATGGCGAATTTAGCGGACCCGGCATAGATGTTACGCCCGGCAAAAATCTCCCCCAGCTCGTTAAAGGTGACGCGACCATATTCAGTTTTATTGGTTGAATCCACGGTGCGAAAAATAAAGCCACCCGTACCCAGCCCCCGGTTATTGGTCAGCCCTGCGGCACCAAACCCGACACCGTTCCAGTCAATTGTCAGTCCCTGCACAGACGGTGAGGCAGGCATATTAACGCGCATGGATGCTGCATGGGCTTCACCAATGACATCAAGCCAGGCCATCGCATCACCGGTGCGCTGGACGGCATTTTCCGCTCTGTTTACCGTATTCTGTAAACCGATGTTTTGTACAAACAGGGGCTTATTGGGAATGTCCGTGCCGTTCCGCTCTTTTGCCAGTCGCGCGCTGGCATTGTCCATGGCGATTTTTACCGCTTTAGACGTGGCGGCCAGACTCTCGGCCTCGCTGTCGGTCGCGTTACTGAGCTGAGTAAACCCCTTTTCCTGTATGGTGGCGTCGGGATGCCGACGGGATTTTTCATGTGCCGAGATAGCATCATCAACATAATCCTGCGTTGCCATCACCATCGTGGAATCAACGGATAACGCCACCGAGGCGACACTGCTGACAATGATGACCATGCGGCAGGTCTGCGCACGGCCTGACCCCTCGGCCAGTTCCGGCTTATAGCTTTCGGCCATGTTGGAGACGGCAATCAGCGTCCCCTCATCGTCATACAGGCCCAGCTCACGCATCCAGAAGCCGCCCACCTCCGGCGGGATAACCAGCTCGGCCACAACATAATTACTGTGCCGGTTATCCTGGCTGATTTTATTCAGGGCATGACGCCAGACCTCATTAATGAGACGGGTCTGACCCGCATCCGGCACCGGCAGAATACCGCCACCATCCCCGACGGCCATTGCGGTGATATTGACTTTCTTACCACCCGGCAGCGTGGCCGCCGCCAGCTTTACCGCACCGGCAGTGGTGATAACGGTTTTAAATTTTGTGCTCATCAGTCCTCACTTATCCGGGGTACACCGTAATAATGTCACCATCACAGGCCACGCCGCCGGTGAACAGCCAGCCGGGGATATCCTGAATAATGTTCAGGCCGATCAGGTGACGGCTTGCCGGTTTTGCATCAGCAATCAGGCGCTCTATCTCGTAATACATTTCTTCGGTGATACCGCTTTCCAGCACGCCGATATCCAGGCGAAATGTCCCCGGCGGATCACTGGTTTCCCACCACTCCGTGATGTTGATGAGGTAGCCGAGCGGCTCCACCACCCGCCGGACGGCACCGAGGGTGCCCTTGTGACAGTGAATAAACCACGCATCACGGATAACGGCGCGCTTTGTCAGCTCCGGCCATTTTTCATCCCACCGGTCAACGGAAAACGCCCAGGCCAGCCACGGCAGCAGGTTTGCCGGACAGGTGTCAGGGTTCCACAGGGTACGAAGACTGACGGGCGTTTTTTCGATTTCCGCACAGGCGTGGGCGGCGGCCACCTCCAGTGGTGAGGAGCCCACCGGCAACAGGCGTGAATCATTCATCAGCACCCCCTACCGCGATGGTGTAGCGTGTACAGAATGACGCCTGCGTGTTGTCGAGTACGATATCGGCATGTGGTGCGGCCAGTTCCACGCGCTGCACACCCACGACATGTAATGCCGCATAGATGGCAGACAGGCGAATATCACGCCCGAGGCGGTGCTGTGCGCTGATATAGGCCTCCAGATTTTTCACCGCAGCGGCGCGGATGGGCTCACTTTCGGGGCCAGGGTAAAGATAAAGCGTGGCGTCAATCTGATAATCCACAATGTCAGCGGATTGCACTGTCACCCGGTCAGCGACCGGCCTGACATCCTCGGCATTCAGGGCATTGCGCACCACTGCGAGCAGTTCATCAGACGCGATGCCGTTGTTTTCACGTGACAGCACGGAAATGGTCACACAGGACGGCGACGGGCTGGTCACCGATATGTCAGCAACGCGCCCGTCAGCGCTGCGACCATGATATTCATACGCCCCCACAGAACCGGCCACACTCAGACCTTCAAATGCCTGTTGAATACGCAGACGAAAATCCGTGTCAGACTCCATGACGGCAACCACCGGCGGAATGGCCGTATCGTCGGCAGGGGTCACAACGAGCCGCGTGACATTAAAATTCCCGCCGAGCACATCCAGATCCGTTTTTTCGGCATAGGCCAGCATCACCGCCCGTGCAGCCTCATTGACCCGCTGACGCCAGATAACCTCACGGTAGGCGTTTTCCTCCAGGAGCTTAACAATCGGCTCTGACTCCAGTAACAGTGTGCGGGCTACGGCCTGTTGTTGCTCCGGGGGATACAGCGAAATAAAGGTCGCCTTTCGCTCTGCCAGAATGGTCTCGTAGTCCAGTGTTTCCACCACATCCGGGGCGGGGAGCTGGCTCAAATCAACAATGGGCATGGTTTCAACTCACAGGAAGGGTTAACGAAATGGCGTCGCCGGTACTGGTCACTGAGCCGGTCAGGTTGACCACCATGCGGCCATCAAAATGACGCTCAGTAGTAACCGCGCTGAGGGTAATTCTCGGCTCCCATTTCAGCACCGCCATATAACAGGCGACTTTGATTTGCAGCTCCAGTGCGGGTGTCTGTGGCTGGTCAATCATGGCCGACAGCAACGACCCGTATTCACGGCGCATCACCCTCGACCCGACAGGCGTGCGCAGAATATCGCTCACGCTCTGGCTGATATGCTCAACATCGGTAATAGCCCGGCCATCTGCCCGACTCATGCCGATATAGCGTGCTGTCATTTGGTGCCCTCCGTCCAGTCACCACCTCTTTGCACGCCGCCGTGATCATGGTCATCGACCTGCACGCCGTTCGATGTAAATGTGCCGCCGGTGTGCGCGATGTTGCCGCGCATAGTGCCGCCTTTCTTCACTTCAAGGGTGGCGGTGGTCAGTTTGTTGGTACAGACCACCTCCGGGGTGTCCAGAGTGATACGCTCCGCCGCTTTTACCAGCACCACCGGCACCGTGGCAGTAATAGACTCTGATGCTGTCACGTCAGCGGTTTTTATGCCGCTGACCGTCAGGGCACTGGTTTCCGGTTCGTACTCAATGACCGCACCATCAGGGAAAGCAATATGCAAGGCATCCGCCGAGGCAGACGGCGCGGGATGGTCATCAGAGAAAATGCCTGGCAGTACAAAAGCAGTATCCAGTTCACCGCCCACGGCCAGTATGAGCACCTGCTCACCGAGGGACGGAGCCCACCATGTTCGAGAGCGACCGGCACGCTGTGTCAGCCACTGGAGCCAGTCGGTAATAATGCCGCCGGTCTGCACACGGCAGCGCCCCGCATTGAGGTCGATTTCGACGACAACGCCGGTACGCACCAGATTGCGGATAGCGCGGGCAAGTTCATTCAGGGTTGCGAGTGTTTTCATACTGGCAGGATGCCGCCGGCCGAATCCGGCAGCAATGTGAAGTGGTTATGTCAGAAATGGCACAGCTATTTTTCGGCAAGATGGTCAATAATCAGGTTTTCGATGAGCCGCGTATCGTCAGGAGAAAAGCCCAGCAACTGACGTTCAGGATACGGCACTTCCTCCCGGTTACGCCCCGGTCTGTCTTTGAGGCCGAACTGATGCACCCGCGCAATGCGCTGTACCTTCCCGGTAAATGCAACCACCGCCTCACTGTCGTTGCCGCTGGCCTTCATAAAGCGATTTGTGCGTAACTTCGCGAACATCTCCCGCTTAATGCGTCCCTTTCTGGCACGCAGCGGCTGACGTTTGCGTACTGCATAAGCGGTTCCATCAGGTGCTTTCTGCGTTTTAATGCGTTGTTGCTGTTGCTGGCGCAGCTTCTTCGCAATATCGACAGTCAGGCGGCGACGGCCTGCGGGTGACAATGCCGCAAGCAGTCCTGCGAGTTTGTCCTCCAGGGGTTTAAATTCACTCATTCCATTTACTCACCAGTTCACCCTTGATATAGAGCTCAAGAGGGCGGGTCACAGGCTCCGGCAGCGGTGGCTCCGGGATGCAACGAACATGAAGCGCCGCACCCACCTCATCAACAAGTGTTCGCTCAGTGAGTAACAGACTGATGCTGATATCGAAACTGCTGTCACTGTTAATATCAGCCTCAAAAGTGAAACCTTTTTTCTGACCGCTGTCGGTGCTGAGAATATCGGGCTGATGCTCACGCAGCCATGCCAGCACCGGCACAAGGATCAAATCAAAATCACCGGTAAAATCGGTCACGATCACATTAAGCGTGTACTGCTTTTCAAACGACAGCGACGTTGCCAGCGTGGCGGCGATGTTGCCGCCATCAACGTAAAGGCGCAGCATGTCAGGGTTAGCGGCCAGCACTGGCGCGGCATCAGTCAGGGCTTTTCGCAGACTGTCGGGTTTCAGCATCTAATTCATCCTGGCATTGTTTGACGGTTTTCACCTGTAGTGCGCAACTTTCCAGCGCGCGCTCAAGGTGGCGAATATCATCACTTAAGTCGCCGTTCGTCTGTGGATCACTTCCCGGCATCGGGCACAGGCTCACTTTCGGGCAACCGCTGTAGACAATCACCGGCGTCGGCACAGGCGGCGCGGTGGTGCAACCGGCGCACAGCATCAGGAAGCAGAGCGCCATACCAGCGACGAAACTCGTCATTTTCATTAAGTAACCTCTTGATGGTCTTTTCCCGTTCCGCTTCACGTTGTGTGGCGGCGTCCAGTTTCCGGCGCATATCCACTTGCGCCAGCTCGTTTTTATCCGCCCGGTCAGTGGCAACACGGAGCTGATTTTTCAGCATACCGGCCAGTGTCTTTTGTTCGCTGGCGACACGATTTGCCTTTTCCAGTGAGCGGGTAAGATTGCCGTTTTCATGACGCAGCCACAGCCCCCCGGCAATTACCAGCAGGACAGCAATTAAAATCATCATAAGTCTCGACACAGGCCAGCCCCCCGGATGCGCTGACAATACGAGGCGCGCACTGCCATAAATCCCACGAGGCAGGCCAGATAAAACAGACCTAAAAGGAGATGTCCGCCAGAAATAAGACAGGGAAAGGTGAATGCCAGAATCAGAATCAAACAGAATTTACGGGGGGCGGGCGATTTGTGAAAAAAAATAAGACCCACAATCAGCACAGCATAATAAATAGTGTCGACAGCCCCGTCGCGCCAGTACATCAACCAGTATTCAGACGCCGCCGCCCCCGCGAGGCCGCCAGCGAAACAGGCCAGGCAGATTAATAGCGTATGGATGACAATAAAGTTGACCGCCATACTGTTCGGGTAAATTAAACCCAGCGCCAGCATCAGGCCGGTCAACACATTAACAGCCGGTACAATTAAACGCATTTTCACTGGTTTACTCCTTTCATACACCAGACCAGCTCACGCTTGCGGCGATTTTCCAGCCCGGTATTTCTGACGCCATCGATATAAACCCAGCGCGGGAGCTGGTCACATGCCTGTTTCCATTTTTTCTGGTTCAGGAAGTAAACCAGCGTGGACTTACACGCGGCACCGGTGCCGACGTTAAAGGCAAAACTGACCACGGCATCATAGACGCGTGGCGGCATATCCACCGGCGCACAGACCGCCAGACGACGCTCAACATTCAGCACATCTGCAACCAGATTTTGCGCCGCTTCCCGCTCTGTAATATCCCGCTTCGGTGTGACCCCGGCAGTGTGGCCGATGCCTGATGTCCATACCCCCGCACTGCACTGGTAGGGGCGAAGACGACACCCCTCAAGGTCTGCAATCAGGGCAAGACCATCCGGCGAGGTATGGAGTAAACGAAAATCAGGCACCAGTGCTGCCAGCGCCAGCACGGCGGCCACACTGCAACGCTTAACGATTGATGACATTGCTCATTGCCTCCCCGGTAAGACGGCTCTGTTTAAGCTGGAGTGCTAACAGGGCGTAGCTTTTGCGTCGGTAATACCAGTTAACACCGACCGTCAGCACCACACCCAGCGCACCGAAATACGCGGCGAAATCCTGCGGTGTCATTGCACCAAAAAAGGTGAGCGCCACACTTATCCAGTACGCCAGTGATGAGGTGATTTTTTCCATGCTCAGTCCCATAAATTCACCGCTTCCCGTACCGCTGCGGCCTGTATTTCGGGCAGTTCTACCGCTGTGCCATGAGGCAGCACCGCGCCCAGTTCAGCCACTCCCGGATTAGCCGCGAGCACCGTTTCGAATACCCCCTCAGTGCGCCCGTAATACCGGGCGCAGATAACATCAAGGGTGTCGCCCTGTTGTGCGTAAATCCGCATCAGATTTGCCCCACGATACAGCGGGGCTTGTCCTGAATTCGTGCCACTGACCAGCGCATGTCCCGCCACAGCTCATCAATCGTGGTATCAATGCTGTCGGCTTTTTTGTCGCCTCTGGCGCTCGCATCCACGCCGCGATAACGCTCGTAAAGGGTGGCGGTTGCCATCGCGCAGACGGCGCGCTCGTAGTGAAAAACCCGCGTACTCTCGCCGTCGATTTCATCCGAGGGCACATCCACCAGTCGCGCAAAGCCCGCCTTAATCTGGCTGTCGCGGTACTCGTAAAGCTCCGCGTTGGTCTCAGCAATGCCGGTTTTGATGGCATTGCGCAGACGCGCCGGGGCGATGGTCTGCTCAAGACGCATAAGATCACGCACGCGCTTCGGGTCGATATCGGGAAAGAAAAACGTGTTTTTAATGACCGGTTCGTCGCCCGCAGGGGCGGGAATAACAACCGTGCCCGCCGGGGTTGCTGCATCACTTTTATTAACAATCACTGTCGTCATCACTACCTCTGAAAAGGTGGGCGGTGGACGCCGGTCGCTGATAAGGTGAAACACCTTCATTGACCGGCGTGCCGCCCTGGCGCGGGGCGCATTCTTTTAACCGGTGACCTTGCGGGGGCGACCCCGCCCGCGTTTCACCGGCGTTACTGTTTTTTTCTGCTGTGCGGTTTTCGCGGGCGTTTTTGACGCGGGCTTTGCGGCAACAGGCTTTGGATTCAGCTCGCGCGTGAGGCGCTCAATGTCCTTACGCACTCCGGCGTTGCGGTCGAGCTGACTGGCTCGTTGCAGATGCGTCATGGCATCGGTGAGCTGACCGGCATCACGCAGCGCCAGCCCGGTGACTTTGTACAGTCGGGCGCGCACCTCGTCGGGCATATCTGCGGTGCCCGTCAGGTTGATGGTGTCCTGGAGGATCGCCGCGTCCACCGGCTGACCGGCATCACGGACTCGCAGTGCGGCGAGCGCCACTTCTTCGGCCAGCATATAAGGCGCGGTGCGGTGATGATTTTCCGGCATCGACAGGTTGTAACGCAGTGCGTAGCGGGCAATGTCCAGCGCGCCGGGAATATCCCCGGCATCGAGACGCCACAACATGACCGTCATTAAAATGGCATCCTGCGTGCCGGTGCCGTTCTCCAGCACACCCGTCACCCAGGGCAGATAAAACGGCAACAGTTCGCGCTTTTTTTCTGCCTTGCGCTCTTTTGAATGGATTTCTTTTAACGTTCTGCGGTCTGCGGCCAGCTTGATGAGCATCTGCTCATAAGGGGTGGCATGACGCAGCGGGTTATCTTCCCGCCGCGATGCCGTCATGGCCGAGACCCGCATCGCGTGACGCTGTGCGGGGCTCGCCATCCGTTACGCTCCCTCGCCAGTGCTGGCCTGTACAGAAGCGGAGCCCGCCGCCAGCGTTTTCATGGCTTCGGCCAGTTCAGCCGCAAACACTTTCGCGATATCCGCTTCCGGAGTGTCACCTTCGGCTTCTTCCAGAATGTCGATGTTTTCAATCAGACAACCGGCTTCGTAATCTTCAATCACGAAATCCACTTTGACCTGCTCGTAGTTTTCCACCTGGTCGAGCTTCGGATTTTCGATGATGTGGCGACGGTGCCCGTCTTCGTACAGATAAATCGACAGGTTATCGAGCGTGGTAATGAAAATGCTGTTGGCCGGGAAATACGGCGCACGCACGGCCTGTAACTGACCGATGGTTTTCTGGCTGATAATCAGCTCTCCGGCCAGTTGTTCGCTGTTAGCCTGGAATTTATTGATCATCGGGAAATATTTGTCGGTCAGAATACGGCGACCGCAAATCACCACCATTTCCGGGTTTTCGCGGTGAATTTCGGCAATCAGTGATTCATGTGCATCCATAACCAGCGCGTCGAGATTTTTGTACGCGCCTTTTTTGCCGACGGTGACTTTCTCAGAAATAACCTTGCCGTCATCATCAACAACCTTGCTCATGACTCGCTCAGGCGCATCTTCGCGGTACTTCTGCAACCAGCCGACAGCCACATCCTGTAACAGGGGATGGGTCTTGCGGTCTGATGTCGCCGCACGACTGACACCATTAAAGCCAATGGTGATGTAATCCAGCGCCTGACGCTTGATGATGGCGTTGCGGATACGGATCTGAAAATCCTGAAAACGCGCCCACAGGTCGAGCTTGTTATAGCTGAGGTGATAATCGAAATTCACCGGATGGCAGAAATAGCGGTACGCATCCATTTTTGAAAAATCAGCGGTCTTACGCTCCACCCCATTCGCCGTATCGGCAGTGCTGGCAATCGTGCCATTAACGTCGATGCCGACTTTTTCCTCGGTCAGCTCACGCACCACAACCATATTAATTTGCTGGAGAAAAGATGAGGACTGCTGGATTTTGTCAAAAAGCGTTTGCGTCACCGACGGCTCTACGCTGAATTTTTTGCTGAGGTCTTCAACGCCGACGCCGTTCAGCTCAGCAAGGCGGCTCAGGTACGCATTATATTTAAAACGGGTTTCTTTACGCATTGTGTCTGTATTCCTGTTCTGAAAAGGGGAGGCCGGTTAGCAGTCGGTCAGGGTTGCACCCGCACCATCACCGCCGGTGCTCAGTTTCCGGCGCGGCTGGGTATGGCTGGGTGTTTTGTCCAGGGTGGCAGTGATCGTGCTGAACTGTTCGCTTGTTTTTGTTGCCTCATCGGTCACGTTTTGCTTTAGCGCGGCAAGGTCGGCTTCCAGCGAGGCGAAACGCGTTTCAGCGGTGTCATTGCTCGTCTGCACACGCTCGGCGATAGTGGTCACGGCTTCGTGGACGTCGTTAAAACGGGCATCATCAGAAGACTGGCGACGGCTGAAAATGGCTTTTACCGAGTCGGTCAGCTTGTTCAGCAGGGTTTCAGGGGCGTCTTCGAATTCCAGTTCAGCCAGAGTGGCAACAGAGAAAAGATTTTCCGGGCTGGCCTTGAAGCGCTGGAGCGGGTTGTGTTTCGCGGTGCGGCAGAATTCCAGATATTCAGTGCCGAGGCTCGCCGGGTCATCAGTGACGGCCAGGCCAACCAGATAGCATTTTCCGCTGTTGGCAAAGTTCGGCTGAATTTCCATTGAGGTATAAACTTTCTGGCCTTTCGCCACCATATCAACCAGCGTGTCGAGCGGGGCAATTTTGCCAAACAGTGCCAGCTTGCCGTTAAGCGCGGAATCGTCTTCGATTTTCTCCGCTTTGAGTTCCACCACGTCACCATAACGGGCGAAAGCACCATCCGGGAGAAGACCGCGCAGATGTTCGAGATTAATGCGGCAACCATAGACACGCGGGTCAAAGCTGTCGGCCATTTCCTGAATATCCGACGCGCTGATGACACGACCATCACAGGTGTCGCCCTCTACGCCGATACGAAAGAATTTTGAAACTTTTTTTGCCATCGTCAGGAGTCCTGATTGAGTGTGAAGGATTCACGTTTTTGTCAGGGGTAGTTTCCCGACTCAGACGGTCAGCCGCTATCAATCCTGGATGGCTTACTTCCCACACATCAGCACGTTAGCGAATCACAGCCCCCGCTTAAGTAGCCTTGCCATGTATCAACAACGGCGAGGCATTCATGACCATCACCACCGACACGACACTATTAAATGACCCGCGACGCCAGGCGGCGCTGCTCTACTGGCAGGGATTTTCCGTGCCGCAAATCGCGGAAATGTTGCAGACCAAACGCCCGACGGTGCAAAGCTGGAAACAGCGCGATGGATGGGACGAAACCGCGCCATTAAACCGTGTGGAAAATACGTTAGAAGCACGGTTAATCCAGCTTTACGCCAAACCGGATATGACCGCGCACGACTTCAAAGTCGCCGATTTTCTGGCACGCCAGATGGAACGCTTTGCACGTATTAACCGCTATGGCCAGACGGGCAACGAGGCCGACCTCAACCCGAACGTGGCCAACCGCAACAAAGGGGATCGCAAAAAACCGAAAAAGAATTTTTTCAGCGAGGAGGCTGTCGAAAAGCTGGAGGAAATTTTCTTTGACCAGTCTTTCGCCTATCAGCTCGGATGGCATAAGGCCGGGCTTGAGCACCGTATCCGGCACATTCTCAAATCGCGTCAGATTGGTGCGACATTTTACTTTGCCCGTGAAGCGCTGTTACGCGCGCTGAAAACCGGCCATAACCAGATATTTTTATCCGCGTCCAAAACACAGGCGCATGTCTTCCGAAAATACATCATCGCCTTTGCCCGTCTGGTTGACGTTGACCTGACCGGCGACCCGATTGTCATCGGTAACAACGGTGCGGAGCTGTTATTTCTCGGCACCAATTCCAACACCGCGCAAAGCCATAACGGCGACCTGTATGTCGATGAGATTTTCTGGATACCCAATTTCCAGCGCCTGCGTAAAGTCGCCTCCGGTATGGCGTCACAAAGTCATTTACGCACAACCTATTTTTCAACCCCTTCCTCACTCGGGCATGACGCCTATCCGTTCTGGTCTGGCGACCTGTTTAACCGGGGACGTGCCAGCGCCAGCGAGAGGGTCAGCATTGATATCAGTCACACCGCCCTTGCGCGGGGCGTGGCGTGTGCGGATGGTCAGTGGCGGCAGATTGTCACCATTGAAGACGCGCTCGCCGGGGGCTGTACGCTGTTTGACCTTGATGCGCTACGCCGTGAAAACAGCGCCGATGATTTCCGCAACCTGTTTATGTGCGAATTTGTTGATGATAAGGCGTCGGTATTCCCGTTCGAGGAGCTGCAACGCTGCATGGTCGACAGCATGGAGGAGTGGGAAGACTTCGCCCCGTTCGCCGACCGGCCATTCGGGCATCGCGTGGTGTGGATTGGTTACGACCCGTCACACCGTGGCGACAGCGCCGGATGCGTGGTTATCGCGCCGCCGGTGGTTGCCGGTGGCAAGTTCCGCATTCTGGAGCGCCATCAGTGGAAAGGGATGGATTTCGCGACACAGGCAGAATCTATCCGCGCGCTCACGCAAAAATACAACGTGGAATACATCGGCATTGACGCAACCGGGCTCGGTCAGGGTGTGTTTCAGCTTGTGCGATCGTTCTATCCCGCTGCCCGCGATATCCGCTACACCCCGGAAATGAAAACCGCAATGGTGCTCAAGGCGAAAGACACCATCACGCGCGGTTGCCTGGAATACGACGTGAGCGCGACCGACATCACACAGTCGTTTATGTCCATTCGTAAAACCATGACCAGCAGCGGGCGCAGCGCCACCTATGAGGCCAGCCGCACCGAGGAAGCCAGCCACGCGGATTTAGCCTGGGCCACCATGCATGTACTGATTAACGAACCGCTGACCGCCGCGACCGGCCAGCCATCCTCCTCCATTCTGGAATTTAATTGATGAGTAAAAATAAAAAACGCAAATCCCCTCCGGTGGCGCGCCAGCATACCGCCGCACCCGCGCAAAGCATGGAGGCGTTTACCTTCGGTGAACCGGTGCCGGTGCTGGATAAACGCGAAATTCTTGATTATGTGGAATGCATCGACAACGGCCAGTGGTACGAGCCGCCGCTCAGTTTCTCCGGGCTGGCGAAAAGCATGCGCGCCGCCGTTCACCACAGCTCGCCGATGTACGTTAAGCGTAACATTCTGGTATCGACGTTTGTCCCGCACGAACGTCTTTCACGTCAGGATTTTAGCCGCTTTGCGCTGGATTACATCGTTTTCGGTAACGCGTTTATTGAAAGGCGGTTAAGCCTGTCAGGCAGGCCGGTTAAATATGAAACCTCACCGGCGAAATATACGCGTCGGGGCGTGGAGGAGGACACTTACTGGTTTATTCAGAATTTCACACAGCCGCACCAATTTGCGCCGGGGTCAGTCTTTCACCTGCTGGAGCCTGATATCAACCAGGAGCTGTACGGGATGCCGGAATATCTCAGTGCGCTGAATTCGGCCTGGCTGAATGAGTCGGCGACGTTGTTTCGCCGCAAGTATTACCAGAACGGGGCGCATGCGGGTTACATCATGTACGTGACGGATGCGGCGCAAAGTAGCACCGATGTTGAAGCATTGCGAAAGGCGATGCGGGACTCGAAAGGGCTCGGCAATTTTAAGAACCTGTTTTTCTACGCACCGAACGGAAAAGCCGACGGCATTAAAATTGTGCCGCTGTCGGAAGTGGCGACCAAAGATGATTTTTTTAATATCAAAAAAGTCAGCGCCGGTGACCTGCTTGACGCGCATCGCGTCCCGTTCCAGTTGATGGGAGCCAAGCCCGAGACGGCGGGCTCAATCGGCGACGTTGAGAAGGTGGCAAAGGTGTTTGTGCGCAACGAACTCAAGCCGCTGCAAGCGCGGTTTCTTGAACTCAACGAATGGGCTGGCGAGGAGATCATCCGATTCGAAAAATACAGCCTGGATGACAAAGACGAGTAGACATTAATGGCCGCCTGATGGCGGCTTTTTCATGCCTCCCACCAGAACGCCTCAGCGACGCTACACGCCGCGCTCCCCTCACTCCACGCCCCCGAACCTCACATCATCCTGACGCGGTATGCGCCCGCGCAGGCACGGAAAAAATAAAATAATAACCGCCTCGGCGCGCAGTGCTTTCCCCGCCTCGCCTGCCCGCTTCGTGGGTCGGAATTAATGCAACTGCAACAGGTCATCGGATCCGCACCAGTTCTGGCGGCGATCGTCAAATTATGAGGGAAAGTCTGCATGCAGAATGATGCACTTAATGCATGCACGGCCATAGGTATGAAAATTATCGGATAAAACAGGGAATTTCTAACGCCTCGCACAGTGCGAGTTGTTCAACCCCGACGACGCAAAAAGCCAGTTTTTGCGCCATCGCGGTTAGCATGTTTAACGCCAGCCTTCGTCTTCCCATACTTCCTGAAGGATACCGTCCAGCGCTTCACGGTCTGACTCCTTATCGAAACCAAGTAGTTCGACGCCAGTTACAGACCCTTTCTTAACCGTAACCCGTGTGGTTGGAAAAGCACATCTCACCTTACGTGTTAATTCATTCTGGAAAGCATCGACTATCTGCTGACCTATTTTTTGTTCTTTATCCAGCGTGATATTGATTCTCATAATCTATTCAGCCTTATAGAAAACTTCTTCTTCTTCTGGTTCTTTATTTTCACTGTTTGCAAGGTCAGCAATGAGAGACAGGGCGAGCTTGAGTTCTGACGGTTTGCAGTTTGCAATCAGAGACACTTCGGCGATGAATTGCACACAAGCCCATTTTTTCTGTCTTTGGCTGAAATATTCATCAACCATGAAATCCCTCCCACAAGTATCACTGTATATTCATACAGTATCACGTATGCGCAAGGGATTAAAAGAAAAATTATCAATCGTGATTAGTCTGTATGTTAATGAAATCGATGAATATTAAATGTCATCTCGGTGCTGCTTTGCTGCTAACCCCGCGACTCGATTTAAGATTTGTCTGGCCTGCGCCCGGTGTGACGGTGCTGCCGGGAAAATTTCACCAGTTGATGAACCACGGCACCATTTGCCGTTTATGCAACTTTTGCCACCGGCTATCAGGTGCAGGGCCTCACCCCGGCTGATGGTTTCACCGGTCGTGAGCTGTATCTCGTCTATTGTTCTGTCAATAGCAGCGCTTTGTTTATCCGTTCCGTGGACAAAATCACGTCTGGTGACCCGTTTTTTGTCCCTGAGTCTGGCCGTTAGCTTCCGCCTTTCACTTCGACTCAACGGTTTGGATAAATCCAGCTCCGGTGGATCGCTTTCGCTTCCCGTACAGTTATTGACAGAACTCCGAGAGGGCGCAGGAGCGCCCTTAACGTCAACGGCCAAATCAACGGCACGCTTCGGCACAATTTTCCACTGCTTGAGCCGGGTTAAAATCGGGGTTCCTGCGCCAACAGCGGAATCGTACACACCGCGAATGCAGACAGTTTCCTCACCATATTGGTTAAAGCCGGTGCGGGGCTCATACAACGTGCGCACCTGCAAATCATCGCGACGGACAAACGCGCCGCCCTGCGCATTGACATAGCCCGCCCAGTCACCGGCATCAGCGGCATCATGTACAGCGGCAAACTCCACGCTCAGACCGTGGGCGGTATCGGTGTCAGCCAGACGACGCAACTCACGGTAGACCGTCACCGGCGCACCGCCGATAAACTGAAACTGACGGATGTGCCAGCGCGCCGCCCATGCTGAAACGGCAGGGGCAGACTCTTTCAGGAGCTCACCACTTTCGTCATCGGTTTCACCATCAAGAGCATAGCCGTCGATATTCTTGGAAATGTATTTAGCGACATAGCCGGTAGCGCTGCCCTTTTCCGGGTCAATGGCCTCGGCATGAAAACGCGCCTTTTTGGCTTTATCACTTCTCAGTTCGTGGCGGTCTTCCTCCCACGCATAATCGCGAATGATGTTGCGCACACGCTCGACATCTTCCGGCAACATGAACATAAGCATGTGCCAGTGAGGTGTCCCGTCGTGATGAGGTTCGGCAACGCGTATGCCAAAAATGCGGATTTCTTCACGGTGTAGCTTTGCACGAATGCGCGCCCAAAGGCTGGTGAGATAAGTTTGTGTGTCCGACGGGCTGGCGCCGTTCCATTTGCCGTTACGGTAGCCCGCTTTGGTAGTGGCGTGATATTTAGACGGCGCTGTCAGCGTGTAAAACTCCCCGACATAACCGAGCTCATTGCAGATATTTTCAAACCCACGGATGCGGGTCATCAGCTCGCAACGGCGTATTGCCGGATTAGCGACAGAACCGTCGTATTTTTCAATCAGGCTGATGCGGTTGCCGTCTTCGTCTTCGAGCTCCAGCCCCTTGAGAAATTCGCGTGTGCGGCGCTTCTGCTCGCGCCAGTCTGTCACGCAATTTTTACTTGCGTAGGCGTGTTTTTTCTTGCTGACGTTGCCGATTGCAATTTGCAGATGCTCCCGCCATGACGCAGCAACACGGCGTAAACGACCACGCCACCATACATCGCTGAACATGCGCATGATGGCTGGCGCTGCCTTGTCCTGGTCAAAGTATTTTGTTGTCAGTCCCGCCCAATGAGGCGGGGTAACGCCGAATTGCAGTGCCATCAGTCCGGCGCGCATGTACCAGCCATGTAACGTTGCCAGCTCCCCGAGGTCAGAATCAGCGTCGTCATGCTCTGCTAATTCAGCGCGAATGAAATTAGCAATATCAGCGGCCAGCAAATCAATATCGGCGCGCGACATATCCGGTAGCCGGTTATATCTGGCGACCATATTGACCATGCGTGATGCCAGATATTGCATTAGCCGGGTATCAAAATGACCACCGAAAACAGTGGCTGATACGTTGCTGTTAATACCTGCGCACTCGTATTTTTTTGCGACCAGTTCCAGACGCGGCAATGCCTTTTTGCAAAAGCTGATTAAAAAGGCATTGGCTCGTTGGCTGCCCTGATTTTGCTCCAGCATTGCAGCAGTGCGGGAAATATCGAAACGCACACATTCAGGCTGGAGAGAAAGCACCTTTCTCGCATGCAGCAAAGCCGCGAACATACGGTCGCGGCGATGCTGTTGCTCATAGGTAAGATACGGACTGGCTATTGCTGACCGGGGAGTATTCCACGGATAAGCGAACTGAACCGCCAATTCATACCCCCCGATAATGTTTAGATTTGAGTTCCGTGACCTCCTGACAGGTCACACAAAAGGTCACGCCGGGAATCGCAATACGTCGGGCTTCCGGGATGGGTATGTCACATTCTTCGCAGAGAAAACGGGAAGGTGCAGCGATACGGCTGCGCACGTTACTGATGTGGCGTTCCCGGTCTTCCAGTTCGCGCTGTTGTGCTAAATCCATTGCGTCGGCCATTAGTGCAGCTCCTGTGATTCGTTTTCAAAGCGGGTGGCTTCACGTCGCAGCAATTCGGCGGCTTCTGTACCACTCATACCCTCTCTGGTGATATGGATAGCCAGTGCCTCAAGTCGGATGGAAACAGCGAGAGCACGGTCTTTGCGCTCTTCTTTTTTTGCATCTGTCAGTAATACGGCCAGCGCATCGCTGTCAGTGCTAAAATTACGGGATTCGGTATTACGCATAATTGACTCTCCTGATTTCGGGCAATAAGAAGCCCGGCGGGTTTACGCCATTAATTTGCTGTTTGGATTAATTCGGCATGGTTAGCCGTTTGGGAAATAAGCTCACTACTGCACGAAAATGATTCATCGCTGTAATAAGCGCTTTTCTCTCGTCAGTAGTCAGCTCACTTAATTCGAGCTCATGACGAGCCGCCGGTATTTTTGCCAGAAAGAAAATAGCGGCCAGCGCCCGATTATTTTCCTCAAATTGTGGGTCTCGTTTATCGCGCATATCATCGACAAAACGCTCAACCTCTTTCCAGCTATCGCCCCAATATTTCGCGCGCAGTTCAGCCACATGATTGAGACCGGTCAGACGCTGGCCCGCTTTTAACGGAACAGTCGCGGAAACAGCTTCGATAGCCATGATCCCCCCTGCTTTTGGGTAGAGAGACCAGCCAGTAGATCAGCTTGCGAGCGGTTCGGATGCCAGCGCTTGCCGTCTTTGCCTGCGATCCAACCGTGACCGTAATGCATTGCCGGACTTTGCTTAATGAGCAGTGATGCGAAAGATGGCTCAGTTTTCAACATAACCCCCTCACATAAGACCGAATGAGGCACCGATACCACTAACAGTATCAACTGCACTTGCCATCGCTGGGTTAGCCTGGAGTCGAGCTTGTAAGGCGAGAGCAGATAGCGAGAGCATTCGGATACCTGCATTAACGCTCTCAATCATATTGCTCTTCCGAGACGGGGTAAGACGTTCCATAGAAACGGCACCACTCGCCAGATCGCCGAGTTCACTCATGGCGCGCATGACATAGGTTTGTAGTTTATCTTTTGCCAGCTCATTGACCGGCACGCATGGCAGACAATGAATCTGAGCCAGAAAGCCATCAACGAGGGTCGAATCTTCGGTTAGGTCTGTCAGCGTCCAGATTTCGCGCGGCGTTAACTGGTGCGGCTGTTCCGGGTTGAGTTTGTTGTAAAGCGTATGCGGCTTGATACCGGCTTTATCCGCCAGCTCTTTCACGTTATGTGTGACCGCGAATTTTCTGCACGCATCATCAAAATGAGCATGTGACGAAACACGAAAATCTAACATGCTGTAACTCCCTTTAACTTGCAAAATCAAGTTCAGTTAAGCGATGACTGTTAGTTGATATAACGGCAATCGATAGCTTGCTGGGTCAGTTTGTCACGCCATGCTTTGACGTTGATAAGGGTGCGGCTACGCTTAGCGGCTTTTTCTTTGCTGGTAACATCTTTGGTGGGAGCTTTGAGAAGGACGCCCTCATCAATCCATTGCCAGACCAGACGCTCGCTAACGCCACGGGCGGCGGCGAAGTCTTTTACTGACATGGTGTCTAACATCGCTGTACGAATCATGTTTTGCATGGATAGCTGCATCATGGTTACAAGCGCGTTGAACTGACCAGCGTCTAGCAATACAGTTTGATTTTGTAAGTTTTGTGCGTCATGCAGCGTGATTGATTTTGCATCTGACATATCGCATTATCTCCTGTTGATTGTAGTGAACTGCAATGATGTGCATCGTGGTTGATAAACGTCACTTTAGTTCGCGAAATTTAATTTTGCAATGGCAAATATTAATTTTGGTGGCGAGACATGGCTAAATTTGGAGACGGGGCTGCACCGGCTATCGAAAGAATCCTTTCGGCTTATGGACTTAGCTCGCAAAAAGAGCTTGGCGAAAAACTTGGGATTTATGCCAATAACATAAGTAGTTGGCTTGCCAGAGATAGCGTGCCGGGCAATGTGTTTGTTGAGTGTGCTATTGAGACGGGCGCAGATATAGAATGGTTAGTAACAGGGGAACTTGCAAAAGCAAACTCAACTCGTGCGACCCTCAAGGGTCAAGCGCTCTATGAAGAGGTCATGGCTTCCGGTGGTAAACCTGTTCTGAGACGCATCCTTGATGCTTACGGTTTTTCTATGCAAAAGGAGCTTGGTGATCTACTCGGTATATCATCTGGAACGATTAGCACATGGGTACGGCGTGATTTTTTCCCCGGTGATGTAGTGGTTACTTGTGCTCTTGATACCGGTGTTTCGCTGGAATGGTTAGCAACCGGTAAAGGGCAAATGCGAACAAACAGGGAAGCGGTCACATCAGGTTATTCAATTAAAAAATCCCGCCTTGAATCTGGCGAGCTTAAGGATGCTGGCGCATGGCATCCAGACCCCTCGATGATACCCTCTGATTCAGAGGAGTTGATTTTTGTTGAAGGTGTGGGCTCCTCTTGGCTTGTCGACCGTTCGGCTTCGAACATAAGCAATGGGCGTTGGTTAATTGATATCGACGGTGCTCTTGATGTTTTTGATGTGATTCGTCTTCCTGGAGGAAAAGTCAGGTTGTCTAATAAAACTGCTGAGTTTGAATGCAATATTTCAGACATCAAGCCTGCCGGGTCTGTAGTTCTTACATTGGAAAAACACGTATAAGGAGCAGTAATGAAAAAGTATTTATTAATGATGGTCTGTATCGCACTTTCTCCATCAGCCTTAGCCGCAGAGAAGTTTAAAGAGATTGATAGTAAATCTTTTGGTGATAAATGGCCGCTGACCTTTGAGCATGCAAAAGTATCATGTGTAAATAGTCACTACGTTTTTGTTTATGACATTGATACGGATGAACGCTATCCCTTAAGCGGCATGGCTAAGAACGCCGTCAAGTCTGGAAAAATGGAAGGGCGAGATTTAAAAGAAGTGCTAAAAAAAGACCCTAACGATCCATTAGAGCGAGCTGATATTGGTCCTGTTTTCAGTGAAGCCATAGCGCTTTGTGAATAATAAAATTCGGCCTCGGTGTAGCTATGACAGTTAGTAAGCAAAAAAATGGTAAATGGTTATGCGAGCTTTATCCAAACGGTAGGGAAGGGCGGCGTATACGCCGTCAATTCAATACCAAAGGTGAGGCCGAGGCATTCGAATCATTTACCAAAAGCGAGAGTGAAGATAAACCGTGGCTCGGCAAGAAAGAAGACCGCCGACGCTTAAGCGAGATTATTCAGCTTTGGCACAATTTGCACGGTCAGGCGTTAGTCGCCAGTAAGTCGCGGTTAGCTAAGCTTCAAATTGTATGTAACGGGTTGGGCGACCCTATTGCATCTCGTCTTACCGCTAAAGATTGGGCTCATTACCGTGACCGTCGATTACGTGGTGAAATAGACAACGGCTATCACAAAGACCCGGCGAAGTGGATCGCCAAACCTATAACTGTCAATCGCGAGCAGCAATACCTCGAAGCAGTGTTCAATGAACTGCGACGATTAGGGGAGTGGAGTTTACCCAATCCACTGGACGGGATTCGCGTATTCAAAGAAGCTGAGAAAGAAATGTCCTGGCTAACTTTGTCTCAGTTCCCGGAGCTGTTCCGAGCCTGTGAACAATATGGCAAAGAAAATCTTACGATGATTGTTAAGGTGTGCCTGGCTACCGGCGCACGATGGGGAGAAGCCGAGAGGCTTACACGCCCCCAACTTTCTCCCTACAAGCTGACCTTCACCAAAACCAAAGGTAAGAAGAATCGCACGGTTCCGATTCCTAAATGGTTGTACGACGAGTTGTCCGAACGTCAGGGCAGGATGTTTAAGCCCTGCTATCAAGAGTTCAAGAAGATGCTCAAACTAACGAACATTGAGCTGACGGAAGGGCAGAAGACTCACGTTTTGCGTCATACTTTTGGTGCGCATTTTATGATGAACGGCGGAAATATACTGGTGCTGCAGAAAATTCTCGGACACGCCAATATTCGAGAAACAATGAAGTATGCGCACTTTGCTCCTGACCACCTTGAACAAGCTGTAACCCTCAATCCATTATCGCTGTATGTTGGCGACAATATGGCGGCAGAGGTTGCATAG